CCTGAGGGGAACACGCTTCCCTCAACATCTCTGGAGTTCCCCATCATGGCGAACGTTGATGCACCGTTCGGGTTCAACCCGGTCGGTTCGATCACGGGCGGCCCCTGGAACGGGCAGACCCGCATGTATACCATCGACTCGGGCGACAGCACGGCAGTCTATATCGGCGATCCGGTAAAGCTGACCGGCGCTTCCACGCTCAATGCCGACGGCACTGTCACCGCCAACGTGATCAAGGCTGCGACCACTGACGTTATCGTCGGTGTCGTGACTGCGGTCCTGTTCGACACCCGCGATAGCTTGATCTACCGCGCCGCTTCGACCACTCGCCGCGTCCTCGTGGCGGATGATCCGAACACCCTATTCGAGATTCAGGAAATCTCGACTGGCACTGCTCTGACCAAGGACGATGTTGCCAACAACATCAGCTTCTCGGCAGGCACGCCCTCCACCGTCACCGGCCGTTCTGGCGCTGTCCTCAACAACGCAACGGAAGCTGGCACCAACACCCTTGGCCTTAAGATCGTCGGGGTGGCAAACCGTCCGAACAACGTCGTTGGCGATGGCGCGACCGTATTCGTGGTCCGCATCAACCGTCATCAGTACGTTGATCAGGTCGCTGGCGTCTAAAGGAGAACCCGAAAATGGCTGGCGTTATTTCCACGGGTTCGCACCCGAAACTTCTGTGGCCGGGGCTCTACGCGCTCTTTGGCACCACCTACAACGATCTGCCCGGTGTCGCTGACACCGTGTTCGACGTTCGCACCTCCGAGAAGGCTTACGAGGAAATTCAGGAGCTGTACGGCTTCGGTCTTGGCTCGATTAAGACCGAAGGCGCGGGCATCGTCTACACGTCGACCAATCAGGGTCCGACGGCTCGCTTCACCAACGTCACCTATGGCCTCGGCTTCCAGGAGACTGAGGAAAGCGTCGACGACAACCAGTATGCCGGCCGTGCGAACGATCGCACCAAGGCACTGGCGCGTTCCATGAAGCACACGCGAGAGACGGTCATCGCGAACGTCATCAACCGTGGCTACAACTCGTCCTATACCGGCGCCGACGGCATCAAGCTGTTCTCGACGGGGCACGTGACGCTCAACGGTACGCAGTCGAACACCCTGAGCACTGATGCGGACCTGTCCGAAGCCTCGCTTGAGGACATGGTCATCAACATCATGAACGCGACGGACTCGGCGGGCCTCCGCATTTCGCTCATGCCCAAGCGCCTCGTCATCGCTCCAGCGGAAGCGTTCAATGCCCAGCGCATCCTCAAGTCGGCTGGCCAGAACGACACTGCCAACAACGCCATTAACGCCATCAAGTCGATGGGCCTGTTCGATGGCGGCCCGGTGGTGTGGCCGTTCCTGACCGACACCGACGGCTGGACCGTGACGACCGACGTGCCCAACGGGCTCATCGTCTTCGACCGCAAGACCGCGGAACTGGCGAAGGACTCCGATTTCGACACCGGCAACTACAAGCACAAGTCGGTCATGCGTCTTGTTGCTGGCTGGGCCGACTGGCGCGGCGCGTTCGGGTCGCAAGGCGCCTGAGGCTAACACATCGCCGGACCATCGTTCCGGTAGGGAGCGGGCTCACGGGTCCGCTCCAACCCAACTCCGATCTTGAACCCCAATTCCAACTCGGACGGCTCTGCCGTTCAAGAGGAGCTTTCCTATGGCTGGACCTTCTAACTTCGGGGGCTTCCCCCAGGGCGTGACCATCAAGGGCGTGCCCATCTCTATCACCAATCCCGGCAAGGTTTGGTGGCTCTCCAACGCAACCACGCTCGTCAAGGGCGACAAGGGCGGCAGCAATGCCAACCGCGGCACTTTCCAGGCCCCGTTCTCGACGCTTGCCGGCGCCATCACGGTCATCGCGGCGGATGGCGGTGCAAACCGTGGCGACATCCTCGTGGTGAAGCCGGGCCACGCTGAAACCATCTCGTCTGCGACCGCTCTGACCGTCAGTGTTGCCGGCCTCGCGATTGTCGGCATGGGTGCGGGCTCCAAACGCCCGAAATGGACGCTGGACACCGCCACCACGGCTGCGATCAACGTGTCCGTCGACGATGTGTCGTTCACCAACTGCCAGTTCGTCGCCAACTTCCTGTCGATCGCCACGTGCTTTGCACTGACGACCGCCAAGAACTTCACGCTTCAGGGCTGCTCGTTCACCGACGCTTCGGGCATTCTCGACTTCCTCGCCGTGGTCACGTCCACGGGCGCTGCGAACACCGTCGACGGCCTTACCGTCAACGACTGCCAGTGGTACTCGCTCGGCACGACCTCGATGGGCACGATGATCACGTCGGCCAATGACATCGACCGCCTGACGTTGCAGCGCAATTTCGCCTGTCAGGTCTCGACGGTCGACGCACCGATCTATGCGGTGACGACTGCCGGCGTGCTGACCAATCTGCTGGCGACCGACAACATCGGCTACCGCCTCAACACGGCCACATCGAACGGCTCGATGATCAATATGGGCGGCACGGTGGCGAATGCGACCGGCGTCATCGCCCGCAACTTCATCCAGACCAAGACGACCTCCTCGGACAAGCTCACTCCCGCCTCTACCGGCCTCGGCTTCTTCGAAAACCGCGTGTCTGGCGTGACCAACGCGACTGGCTTCGTCATCCCGGCGGTCGACTCGTAATAGCCATTGGGCGGAGCCGAAGCCCCGCCCTTCCCTTTGTGAAAGGACGCTCCAATGGCGAATACGATCACCAAAACCACCATTTTGGACGGTGCGCGACACCTTGTCGTCAACGTCAATGTCTCCGGCGACGGCTCCGGCGACGAAACCGGGACTATTATCGTCGACCGCTCGACTTTTGCGCCGACCACCGGCCTTGAAACCGTCGTCGAACAGGTCTTTGGCATGTTGTCGGGCTTCAAAGCGACCATTCTGGCCGATGCAACGACCGACCTTGTCCTTTGCCAGCTGCCTGATGGCCAGCCGGTGAACTACGACTGGCGTGACTACGGCGGCATTTCGTCGAACAAGGCCGGGACCGGTTTCACGGGCGATATTCTCCTCACCACCTCCGGCCTTGGCTCTGGCGAGCTTGGGACGTTTACGCTCGTCATGCGCAAGGGGCCGTAATGGCCTATCATTTCAAGGAAGGCGACCCACCCGGCATTTGTCCCCGCTGTGGCCTGAAGCACAACATCAGCTTCTTCCGCCGCGAATGGACTGGCGTTCGGGTCTGCAAGGACTGCTGGGACCCGCGCCACCCGCAGATGGACGTACGGGGCGTGCCGGATCGCCAGAGAGTGCCGGGCGGGCCATTGCCGGAACCGGCTGACGTGTTCGTCGAACCCACAGCACAGAGGGGCGACACCCTATGAGCGTATCCGGTTCGACCGACTTCAAGAGCAGCGCCGCAGAGATCATTGCTGACGCGCTCGGCCTGCTTGGCGTTCTGGCAGAGGAAGAACCGCTTCCGGCCTACGACCTACAGCGTGGCATGCGCAAGCTCACCCAAATGCTCAAGCACTGGGAAGGGCTGGGCATTGGCGGTTGGCTCTATACGGAAGGCGCGCTGTCACTCGTAAGCGGCACGGCAAGCTATCTGTTCGGCTCTGGCGGAGCGATCACGACGGTTCCGTTCGAGGTGACGAGCGCGCGCATCTCCTACAACGGCGGCAGTGAAATTCCGCTGAACCGCATGTCTCGGGAGACCTATCGGAACCTGCCCAACAAGACCGCCACCGGCTTTCCGACGAACTACTTCTACGATCGGCAGCGCGACGACGGGACCATGTATTTTTGGCCAGTCCCGAACAGCTCGCTTTTCACGGTCAACCATACGGTGCGCCGCCGGATCATGGACATCGACAGCCAGGCCGACAACTTCGACCTCCCGCCCGAGTGGGAGAAGGCGATCACCGAGAACTTGGCTGACGAACTGGTGCTGCCTTACGGCAAGGCCGGTTCGGATGAAGCCAAGAAGATCGCCATGATGGCTCCGGTCAGCTTCGCCGTCATCAAGGCATGGGACACGAGCGAAGAAGAAGGCTCCATCTCGATCGTGCCGGATGACTACTGATGCCCAAGAACGTCGAGGTTCCATTCGCGACGCAAGAAGGTGACGCTGGCGCGGTCCAGAACAGCCGCGAACGCCTGATCAACATGTATGCCGAGATCGAGGTATCGGGCGAGAGCCAACTGATCCGCCGGCAACGTCCTGGCCTCATCGCATTCATGGCGCTGAGCGGGGAAAAGCGCTGCATCGAGCGGCATAAGGGGAATCACTACGCCGTCGTCGGCAACACGCTCTACAAACTCGCTGGCGACACGCTGACGACGCTGGGCACGATCGCCACCAATGGCGGCCGGTGCACCATGATCTTCAACGACAACGACCAGATCATGGTCAGCGACGGCACGACGGCCTACTACTGGAACGGCACAACGCTGGGGACCACGACACTCCCGGCCGGCGTGACGTGTGGCTACCTCGCGTATCTGGGCGGCTACGGGATCTTCAATCAGCCC